TGATGTACCATGTGTTCACCGGTTCGACATAAGCTGCCAATATGTCGACTTTTGTGCAATCTATCGACGTTTTGGAACTTTGACCTGTCGCCGCCAGAACTTTATATCTTTTCTTCCCCGTGCGACCTCCTTCACGATTCTCAGATGCTGTACCCTTGATCTGAACCTTGTAGAGCTTTCCTGCCCCGTTCTGGACAATGCAATCGATGGGCAGATTATCACCCGCAGGTATAAACAAGTCATAGCCCTTCTCCAAAATTCTGGAGAAGAACTTGTACTCGTATACAGTGCCTGCGGTTTTATTAGCCATCTAAACCATCAACAACCCATCCGTACTGTAGTTTCTTGGATCGGGAAACCCATGGAAAGCCTTTAGACTGCATATGCTTCAAGCCCCAGCCTAAGCTTCTAGTGGAAATATCCTTCAGCAGAATCTTGTTAGCTTCATTTGCTCCGAGAACTTTAAGAAGTTCAGAGCATGTGCCTTCCCAGAAATCTTCTTTCAGTGTCTTTCTCCACATCTGCAAAAGCTCGATAATATGAGCGAAATTACTATTCGCTCCAGCAAGCTCTTGAATCTCCTTGTGAAGAAATGCTTTCACTCCAAATCGAAGCTCAACGAGCTCCTGCGGAATCTCATAATCCAAAAGCCAACGGGCAAAGGCCGGAAGTTCGGCTTCGGCTGTCTTTTTCGTCTTAGAGTTAAAAGCGTAGCCATCATTACACTTAAAAAGCATAAGCTTATCCCGTATACTCATGTCCAAATCTGGGAGAAGTCTCATAGATACAGGGTCATCATTAAGAGTAATACTGATCCGTCCTCTCCAATAAGCCCGTCCCGATTTCTTGAATTTACCCTTGATCAGAAATGTGTCGTTAGCTGTGTGCTCCTTGAGCCTTGCCGTGAAAGCTGTGTGCATGGCAGAAGATGCTGTGGGTGCTTCGTCATCGACTAACCAAGCCCCAAACTCAAACAGGTGTTCTGTCCAATCTTCCTTCCCCGTAAGATAATCGGAGGCTTTAATACCACCGCCGAGCAAACCACCAAGAATTACATTGTTGTATAGAGTCTTTCCGCAATTAGGAGGACCGACAAGAAAGTGTGCATGACCTTTTTCTGGCTTACCTTCGTACGCATTTGCGTACGCATAGGCCAGCCAAGCCAATTCATACTTTAGCTGCTCCTTCCCAAGCATGTGCTCCATCCATTCAGCAATTATTGGAAAGTGCTCACCCCAGGAACCACTATCATTACTTGGTGCCAGGGGTCTAATCTTTGCGGTGTTGAAGTACAATCCGTTCTCATGATTTACAATTCTCGCCTTTGTGAAACAAAAGGGGATACCTGCATCTACTCTTTTGGTCGTATTTACCATATGAATGGCGCGACGGGCTTCGGAGACATTCTCATGCCTTCCGGGTCGAGCTGAGAGGCTATAGCGGCATTGCAGGTCCAATAAGGTGTCTTCCTTGCTGTTAACCGTGTAACCGCCTTTACCGTCTTCTATGAAGTAATTTCTGCCGTCGAACCAATAATTCTTAATAGCCTCACCGATCCGTCCAACTTCGAAGTCCCTGACAAAACCAGTTCCAAGTATCTCCCTCCATGAGTAGAAAGCTTTAGGCATGTTGAACACTTGCATGCCGGTCTCTCTGACAATAGCTGAGTCTACAGATTTATGGTTCCCGCCTGGATCCCAGAATGTCGGTCCTCGAACACCGTCCTTAAATTCTCCAGGCCATTTATTATTAGGGAATAATCTTTTGACCTCCTCAAAAACAGTGTCCAGGGGGATGTTTGCATCCACTCCATCAAAATCTGATGAGCGAGATTCCTCATACTGCCAGTAATGGAGAAGCTTTAAATCGATTTGAGATTTAGGGCTGACAGGTCTCCAATCGTGACCCTGAAGCAGGTAATGCTGCTTTGTAAAATTAGGCTCGTCGAATCCTCGGGCAACAGCATCTCTGCCTGTAAGCTTCAACTCACCAGCAACCCTCTTAAGGAATCGAGTAGTATTCTTGGGAGAGTGTAAGCAAATCTTGTCCTCAAACAACCAAACAGCGTGTATCCCTCCCGAGTAGCTCCTGCTGATGTAATTAACAGGGTATTCTAAATCAATAAGGCGGCGGACAATATCTTCATACTGCTCGTCAGTAAAAGTTGCATCCCAATCCGCACAGACGCCATGCAGGTTATGCATTGGGTTCTGATTAGATATCCGCTGATTAGGATCCACACCCTCTGCGGTTGAATAAGCACAGTATTTTGTCCCCGGTAGTTTACACCAGCTTTTAAAAGCTGCTGTGTTCTTAAACTCTGGAAGCTCAAACTCCAGCTCCCACGGTTTCCTTTTGAATATCTGCGTACTACTTAGATTTGGAATCGTGAACAAATCCATAATATATTATTTCCTCCATTTGTCGGGCTACTTCCAATTCTAGATCGGTCTCGTAGCACGATATGTTTCTTATTTTTCCATCAATTAAATCATCGCTGATACCCGCTTCTGAAATATGGGTATCTCCGTCTATGTCTCTCTCCCGCTCAACATGAATCACCGATCCACGCTCCCCAACAAACCGTGCCTCGTTATCGAATCGAACATCGTCGATGACATAATTAGTTTTCGGTTTGAGTTGCTTGCGAAGCGCTTGGATCCATACATCTCCAGAGACTAACATTCTGCCCCACTCTGTGCCAAGCGACTGGCAGAGCTGTCTTGGACTTTTCCCGTACTCATCAAGAGGAATCTCCTTAAATGCAGGATCGTTCAATTCCGCATCACCAAGCCCCAGAACACGAAGCATTTGCTTAATTGGAGTGGCAAATGAGATTATCTCATAACCATGCAACTTGTTAATTATTTTCGCTACGGTGCTCTTACCGCAACCTTTTCCACCAGCTAATCCAATTATCATTTCGTGTACTCCTTGGTTATGATTGCTTCACTGTCGAGCGGGACATCCTTCATCCACTCTGGCCCCTGCTTCATGATCTCCTGAATGTCAGCCTTTGCGTGCAGTGCCATGTCTTCATCTACTTCAACGACCACTTCATCGTGGACATGAAGGACGATCTTCTTTCCAGCCTTTTCAAGATTGGTCATGATGAACCCAAAACAGTCACGGGCTGTCGCCTGAACTGCATTCTGGAAAAGGTTTGCTCCGTATTGGTAAACTCTACGCAATGCTCCTTTCTGAGTTTTACATGTCACCCCATCGTGCTGATGTTGACATGAGAAATAATGTAAGGTTCTGCCGCTAGGAATCTCAAAAGAGAAATCGTCACCCTCAGCCGCTGCCATCTTGTACTCCCTGTCGAGCTTCTTCCACATCGCTGTTATCTTTGGGTTCTTGTCACGAAAGTCTGAGACCTGGATATACGCATTAACCCACTGCCTTCTCTCTTTTTCAGATAGGGTAGGGTATATTGATCCTTTGCCGGGTTGGTAAGTGTTAGCGAATTCCTCAAAGCGAATCTCATCCTTACGAGAAAATCCCATGTCTAGAATCTGCTGTTGCCCGTACTGAGCTACAGTCTCCGCAAACTTAAACCATCCACTGCCGTAACCAAGCTGAAGCACACGAACCTTAGCCAGCAGGTATAGCTCGGGATCCTCATCCTTGAGTTTACCTCCTGTCCATCCCATGGTCTGCCGAGCATGAGCTTCATACGGACTCATACCTTGCTTGATTAATTTCAGGAAGTCCTCATCACCCGCGATAAATGCTGTAAGTCTAGGCTCGATCTGCGAAAGGTCAGCAACGACAAAGGTCTTGCCCTCAGGTGCAGAAAACATGTTACGGATGTTGACGCCATAACGGGTCTCGCGAGGTAAATTTTGGACATTAAAACCGGCGTCGCCTGACCATCTTCCGGTAGCATCCGCTCCGAAATATTTTAGATTGTAGGACATTCTATTATCGTCGGTCAGCCTGTTCTTAACGCTTCTCATACGGGTTAGATGCATGTTCAGCCTGTTATGATTCTGCATGGCTGAGACGAACTTAAGTTTGTCCCCATGCTCTTTAATCCATTCCGCTAGCTCAGGGCTATCCTTGGCCATGGATTTGGGAGGCTCAACTCCAGCTTTACGGCACTCCAATGCCATCGCCTTTTTAGAGTATTCTACATACTTCTTCTTAGTGTCCGGATCGATCTGATCGTACCAAGGTAGGTTTTTCTTCACCTCGAACAACTGTTCCTCCAAAGTATTGATACCCTCCATTAGTTTATCGTAGTCCACAGGAATGCCGTCCCATGCCATCTGCCGCGTCATCTTAGATAATTGGCGTTCGGTCTCAGGCCATTGGTCGTAGAGCTCCTCAAATATCTGATAAGTATATTTCGAATCGTCCAACGCGTACTGAAGAACAGCTTTGGATTCATCCATGGCGATCATGTCATCCCAGGTTTTACCCTTCATGTTTTCACGAACTTCCTTATCCATGTCGGCGTTGAGGATAGCTTTGGCGGCTCCCTTCAGATTTCTCTGATACTGAAAGTACACGCACATGTCGGCTGTACAGATCCACTCGACTTTAATGTCGGGGATGATGCCAAGCTCAACGCATTTTTCGAAACAGCGTTGGTCAAAAGACGCGTTGTGGGCGATAAAGGTGTACCCGTCTAACTTCTTCCAATCGGGGTACTCTTTAGTCTGTCCAACATAGCTGATCTCAGGGTTCCATAAGGAAACAAGATAGGCGTCGAACTCGGGGTGATTGACATATTGGTAGGTACTCTGACCTACAATTGAGTAGTCCTTCGAATAGAAGGTCTCAAAATCTAATGCTATATATTTCATGAATTGTGGTGGTGTGTGGTTGGGCGTGGCGATCGAGCGCCGAGGGAAAAAGTCACTAAACCCTCGGCGCTACACACCACGCTAATTATGAGATTAGCAAAATTCTGATGCTAACCAGTTAACGAATTTCTCGTCGTGCTTCTTACCGCGAACAACTTTTGGTCCGTGGACAGCATTTCCACTAAACACTCTCTTCTGAGTGGTCAGGAGAAATGAGCCGTTGCGAAGCCCGTTTCTGTAGTAGGTGCCCGCTGCCGTGAGAATCGGTTTAGCCCCGCCTTCGTAGGCGGTCTTACGGATTCGCCACATAGCGATGGCATAATGATCCTTGCCGAAGTTATACGGGAACACATCCTCGTTATCACCCTTAATGCAGACCAAGGCGTCAGCCAATGGTTTCCAATCGGGCTGAACCCAGTTCTCACCATCACGGTGACCCTGTGTCGTCCCCCCGATCTTCTTCTGCTCTGCCGGCGTTACGATTCTTGGGATTTCTCCAGATCCGAAGGGAATATTCTCCTCGAAGAATTTACCGATCCTTAGAACGGTGAACTCGACTGGTGTTGTCCCGTCGCTGATTTCGTGCTCGGCATCAAGAACGATTGCTCCTTTCTTGAAGTTATCGCTAAGCGGTCCAACTCCCTGAGCTATTGCTAGCTTAGGAAATTCGATGTCGCTTGCATCGATGTCTCCGATTACACCCGCGCCGGACACCGCCAATGCCCCCGATGTTGGTGATCCTTCTATGATATCTCCAGTAGCTTCTACTACTGCCGTTTCGTCTGTCTTTGACTCTGATAATGATGATTTAGCCATCTTGTATCCTTCCTGTCTATTGGTTATTGTTTTGCGAGCGTTAACAAATGTTATACACTCAAGATAAATTTTTTGATTTCCTAAGATAAGGAGTCAAACTCCGTTCTTCTTCGGACAGGATTACTCCTGCATCCTCAAGGGCATTGTCGATCTTAGCCCTGGCGTCCTTCTTCTCACCCCGTGGAAGTTTTTCAGAATACGCTTTACCCAATGCAGAGGGGGTAACATTACACGCATTCATAAATTCTTCCGCACTTAGCAAATGCTCCACCGCATCGAAAGCAGCCTGACTATCATCAATCTTTGCAGTTGCTGTTCTGAAATGCAGATCGTATCCGGGTATCTCCAGACCTTCATCTGTTGCAAGCTTTGTCGCCTGTTTCTTGGCAGCCTCTGCCCACTTGTCTACCACGCTGGCTACATTAAGCATCTTACCAAGAACCTCAGGATCCTCGATCTCAGCAGGGGAGTAGCTGCCCCAAAGATTTAATTCAAAATCATCTACAGTCTTCGCATACTTCTTAGCAAGAGGTAGCATCTTATCATTCAGGGCAGGGCAGGATAGCTTGTGCTTACAGTATTTACAGCCCTCGGTATTGGGGATCCGCTCCGCATCAGAAAGCATAGCCTTACCAACAATAAGACCGATGCGAAGACGGATCCCCTCCATGTCAGCACGAGTGAAATCAGCAGTAAAAACCTCATCCCTTCTTGGAATGATAAAATGAACGGTAGCGGTCTCGAGCTCTGGAAACTTATCCATTACGCCAAGCAAATATGCCTGACCCTGAATATTAATTTCCGCATCATCGATCTCACCGCGACCAAATTTAAAATCTACTACATCGACATGAGTTCCTCTTATGACGACCCGATCTACTGTTCCAAATATACTACTCTCCATCCCACACACTCCTATGCTCGCGAAGAAAATTCATGAGATTCCCGTTCATTTTGAACGCATAGATAGGAACCTGCTCGAAGTTAGTCTCCACATAAATTGAGTCACCCCGCCTGATGACACTTCTTCCGACAACCTTATCTCCAGAGCCGAGCAGTTGAAGCTCGTGCCAAAGAGGGGCCTCGGTACTTTGTCGAATCTTTCCTTCTTTAATCTGATCCATATCCAATCTCCACACGCAACTCTTTGAAAACTTGATCCGCCTGATCTTCCAAAGGTTTTAAATAATCTAAACACGATACGACATGTCGTAACTGCTCCTCGTTAAGCTCGGTGAGATCGCCAGTCTCAGCTGCTGAATGTAAAAGCGTACCCTCCTCCGCAAAGATGTTGGTCTCGTTGGAGGAGCGATACGATGGGCAAATTTCTACATACTTTAATGTGCTCGGCCCAAGCGCATGATGTTGTTCAGGACTACTCATCGTCGCCAAATGGACTCTGCTCGAGATTCCATGTATCCGTTTTAATATGCCAATCTACTGTCGTAGGGTGAAAACCTACGGACACAAGCAATCCCTTGATTGCATCTAAACAGGTATCGAGACTAGAGTCCTGCTCCAGCTCAACCGTAAAAGTTTTTCCAAAATTACTCAGTGATATCTTCATCAATCTCCTCCTTGCTTTCTACAAAGGCTTTTAATCCTTCGCGGACTGCTATGTTTACAAAATCCTCATCGGTCGCACCCTCCTTACCCCACTTAACAAGCATGGCATGGGTATCATCCTCCATCTCAAGATCCCATTCGACATAGGGAACCTCGCGCTCCTTGAGGATTCGAATAGTTGGTAGATCTTTAATCTCTTCCGGGCTACTCATTAGAAAGATCGTCTATTTTTCCTGCTAGCAATACCGCTATCTTCTGAGCCTTCACTAACGATTTCTGTAAAGCATTAATCTGCATAGCTTGAAACCCTAAGTAGTATGCCATAGGATCCTCTACATCCTTGGGTGCTGTTGCAATCATGTGGCTAACTTGCTCACCGTATTGATATATTTCGGATTGTGTCTCTGCAGGTAATGATGAAAACTTAGTAATCTCCTGTATTGCGTCATCAAGTTGGCTCTCTGGATCGCTTTCAGGATCCTCGAAAAAATCGGGATTTAATCTCATAATAATATTGGGTTATGTGGGTTGGTGTGTGGTGTTATGCAAATGTATAACACTTGCGTACGAAAAAGAAAAGTAAAAAATCAAAGAAAAGGTCTTTTCGGCTCAAACTTCTCTTCACGCTTCTTGGTCAAAAGTCTTTGGATTAAGATCAAAGGTCGTAGGATGTAAGGTATTAGTTTTCTCATAATAATGGATTCATCTCATCATCATTGATAAGATCGATGTTGTTCAGTTTCTTGCGGACAAGACGGCAGACACGCATCTCCACAGTCCCCTCCGCGAATATAATTTTTTGGACGGCAGGGCTCTGGGCTCCCGCCCTGTGAATCCGTCCAAGTGCTTGTTTCAGATCAATTGCGCTAAAGCTCGGTGAAATCAGGGACACCCGAGGATGCTTGCCGTTGACATCATGAAGGCTCAAACCTGTGCCTCCCGCTTGTGTCGTGACCAGACATATCCGGGACTCATCTCTCTGAAATCTTTTAACTTCAAGGTCTCTAGCCACCCCAGACTGAGAACCTTCAATTACACTGATTTCATGAGTTCCAGACAGCCTACGAAGCAGAGCCTCGAGCGTCTCCCTAAAATTTACAAATATTACTACGGAGTTATCAGCCTCCAATGCATCACGGGCGAGCTCTTCAAGGACAGGAACTTTTAATAGCTCCACCTCCTGCCGAGCCCGAAGCTGAAGAGTTAGAGGGTTATCATTATCTGATTTCTTATGTTCAATCTCCTCAAGCTTAACCCATAGATCGTGATAAATTTTCTCAATCTCGTTTGTCGATCCGACATCGTAGCCCTCAGGGATAACAACCCCATCAGGGAAGGAGCCGGGGGGCAGATCGGTGATCTTTAATCTGCTCCCCCGTCCTTCTTTGTAGATGTGATCGTGAATCCTTTTCAAGGCCGACTTATTCCCCGTGAAAGTCAATCCGCCAAAGGTTCCACGCTTACACCCGTTTTTGAGACACCAATTCCACCAACCTCTATCATCATGCATCTCTAACAGATAACCTAGAGCACGCATTTCGATAGGGGAGTTGCAACTGGTCGCACCTAAAGACAGGGTGATTAAGCCTCTGCTCTTAGCCGCGATCATCATCTTTGCGTTTTCGCTCTTCGCGCCCTTGCACCGATGATCTTCGTCAAAAATTAAAAGTACACGCTCGGGGTGCAGAGTCCATAATCTCTGCGACCCCTTGCGCTTGTAGTACTCTGTCTTGCCACGAACCAGACTTTCGTAGTTCAAGACATAGTTAGTGGAGGATGGGTAAAATTTCTGTATCCACTCTTTCCACGATGGGACAACGGACTTAGGGCAAACGACAAAGGGTGTAA